TAAAGTATTGACGGCAAGAGCCACATTGATTGCGGTTCCCCTTAAGTAGTTTCATCTTCTGCCGCCATCTTTGCGTCCGATAGTTCCTCCCCCACAAGTTCAGCAAAGGACCGACCGGAAGGGAACCGCATCTGAGAAGCTTTGTTTGCGTAGACAACCTCAATGGCTTTGTTTAAACCATCGTTAAACCCAGTCATATAAGGGCTGTCTTCTGCGATCCGCATCGTAATTGCCTCGCGCACCAAGCGGCTCATGGGGATCTGAGTCTTCTTGGAGAACTTCATAAGGGAGGCATGTTGCGACTCCTCAAGGTAGGCCATGAAGGGCTTCAAAGGCTTGGGCTTAGAAAGGGTCATTGCTGGCCTCGTACTGTTTTATCAGGTCATCAAACGCAGCCTGAGCCAGCCGGTTGCCGTTAAGCTCAGAGCGAGACTCAATCCCGCAATGCGTACAAACGGCAGTTGCTGCATCAAACTCGTTATCCACCTCAAGGAAGGCCCAGAACTCCGGGGCGCGACACACCATCCCCGACAACTGAACCCGATTGGTGTATTTCGTCGGCGACTCGTCATCTTGAATCCGGACTAAGGCACAGGCGTATCTCGCCCCGACAAAATCCCGGAGTAACTCTTCCGGGATTTCGTCAGGGTGAATACTCATGGTCAGTACAAACCGTGTCCTGTGCTGTTTCAAGGCAACCTTCCTGCCTTCAAACTGGAGTGCCATGTTTAAACTCCAGCACGACGCTCAAGATAAGCGATGGTTGCAGCAAGGTTCTTAGCCTCCTCCCGCAGGGTATTTAGCAAGGAGGCGACAGGATCGCTGGCAACTTTCGTTTCTGCCTGATCCTTCTGTTGCTTCTTCTCAAGATACTTTATCTGATGCACATAGGCTGTCTTTATGTTCAAAGCCTTGGCGATCTCGACTGCCGACATCTTCGGATTGGCAGTGTGCATTTCCAGAACTTTGTCTTTCATAGTTTTGCGTTTGGCTTTCATGGTCACTCCTTAGAAGGGAAGGTCAGAGCCGTCATCAAGCTCTTCGTTGCGGGTGGGTTGCTGGGTTTGCGTTGGAATCCAGCGATCAACCGAGAGGCTCAAATACACCGCCCCAGTCTTGCTGCGTTTCTTCCAACCGTTGATGCGGAAGATATGAAGACCATCCTTGTCTTCGACCTTGGTCATGTCTTTGATGTCAATTGCGATCTCGCCCCAGTAGTCAGGGGATGTTTCTTTCTTCTTGGACTGCGTCGCCATCAGGCGACCGGAGTCCTTCTTTTGGGTGAACTGATCATGCATTTTCTTTCTCCTGTAGCTTCAGCTTTGCGTTGGTAAATTGCGCAACAACATTTGCGTATTCCCTTGGGAGAGCGGCCTTCAACTTGTCTAGGGTTGTTTGGTTAGCCTTCCAATAAGAACGCAAATCCTTCTCTGAATCGGACATAGCGATCAGTTCGATCACGCTCTCCGAAAACAGTTTCAGATTCGCCACCTCCTGTTCATCCACGGCAGGGGCTTGAACCTCCTTGGCAGGTTCTTTGGTGGCGGGTTCTTCGCTAGGGGGTAGGTCTTCCCCTGCGTAGATGTACAGGCCAAGCCCGAACATGGCGAGGCACTTGGTTAAACAGCGCATGATGGCGGTGTTTACCTGAAAGGAATCCGGGTTCGTGATGGCTTTGTTCTTGTAGTCCATCACCGGCAGAAAGCAACTCCGTGCGCGTGAGCCAAGGTTCACGCTGACCCAGACCATGCCTGTGCCGTTAACGTCCATGTACGGCTTGCCATCGAAGGTGTGGACATTGAAGGTAGCCGCAGGATCAATCCGCAAAGCTTCCTGCCATGCCCATGCCCAAGACAGGTAGGACAGCCCTTGCTTCTTCTCAACGTGGTCGTTGACGTTAAGCTGGATCAGACGATGCTCTAGCTCGTGCATATTGTTCGCACCATTGGTTGACTGAACAGAAGTTTCCTGCGCATCGGCGGGATTCCCCGGGTCTCGTTTCGACATAGCCCTTCTCCTTGGTTGCCAATTCCTTGGCTTCGTTAAGATCCTTGAACACACGGATGGCAGTCTTTCTGCCTTCCCGTTTAACCGCATAGATGGTTTCAGACTCCCATCTTTCCTCCGCAGAACACTCGGGCAGAGCGTCTCCAAGATCATGGGAGACCTTCGCCTCACGATGCATATCCAACCTGCGCCGCACGAACAGATCGGCCTGTTCCAGCGTCCATAGGGGGATATCCACCATCTGTATTGGAGCGGCTGGATAGCCCTCGCGCGTTTCGTGGCGGCTGAAGTCTCGGATCAAGGCACAGATGCGTAGCGCATCAACCCGGTTTCCTTTGACCTTCTCCACCAGCCACCGATAGACGTTAAGCTGCTGCTCCCATTCCGGCTTGTCGTTCATCACCGCCCAAGCGGAGGTGAACTTGTAGTCGGTGATGACAACCCCGCCGTCGCGTTCTTCCTGCAAGTCAATGGCACCGGATAGGGTTACCCCATCAACCTCGATGAACAAACGCTCCTCGGTAATGTGGCCTTCAGTCTGCCCCCGCTCCATGACAACGTGCAGGGCAGAGCCGAGCATTGACCACATCATGTCGGTCACATCTGTCTCGATCTCCGAGTCGTACTGTTCGCGCAAACGACGCACCCTCGGAGGAGAGAGAAGCTCAGTAACGCTGTACTGCGCCCTCCCCTTGCTGTAGTATTCCCGAGTAGCCAGAGTCACGAGTGGCGCTGGTACTCCGAACTTGTTTGTAACCTTCATATCTCCTCTCGGTAAAAGCTATGGAAACGAACAATAGCACTATTTGGAACGGTACGCAAGCACTTGTGCAAATTATTTATGGAGAGCCTGCATCCAAGGCGAACAGCCGCAAGGTTGTGAGGATCGGAGGGGTGTCCCGCCTAATCAAAAGTGCGAAGGCGAGGGCGTATGCGGAGCGGTTCCGAGAGCAGGTCAGCCCGATCAATCCCCTGATGACCGGCGACCTGAAGGTGACCATGACTATCCACTACGCATCGCGCCGACCAGACCTAGATGAAAGCCTGATCCTTGACCTGATGCAGGATGTCTTCTATGTGAACGACAGGCAGGTCAAGGAAAAGCACATTTACTGGGGGCTGGACAAAGAGAACCCGCGAACCGAAATCATCATCGAGGCACTTGCCCCGAAGTGAATTAGTTATTGCCGCTTTCCTGAGACTTGCGAGTACAGGGATTTCATAATGCGGGATAACAAAGTCCTAATAAATCAATGAGTTAGGCGCGAACCTGTCGCATTTGTGGGCGTTAAGGGTCGCCATCCGGCCCTAGTAATGAGGAGTGGCCAAGGTAACAAGGTGATGTTTAAACGCTGTGGATAACCCAGAAAGCGTCGCATTAGCCGGCTTTTGCGATTATTTTTAATGTTTAAACAAAATCTGTGACGGTGTGACGGATGTGACGCTACTTGCATATTCATCCCCAATAATCGAAAAAACCGATTCCTAGAGAGAGAGTAAGAATTACTGTCACAACCGTCACACTGTCACACTTGGTATGTTTAAACATTGACACCCCAAATACCCCTATTTGGAGTCCTTGACTTCCCGCAGGACTTGGGGTTGCCAACCCAGTACAAACAACGTACTCTTGCCTTGGCTATGCATCAGGCATTGCCTCTCCTCTAGTTGGTTTGACCCGCCTGTGTGCGGGTCTTTTTTTTCTTGTTGACACAGCTTTTATTTCGTGTATTCTGCGAACTGTTGGCGTAGCAACCGACAGAAGATAGACCGCTTACTCATGCCTCTCCGCCCCGGTTCTCCGGGGTTGCTACCGGGGGGGCAGTAGTAAGCGGTCTTTTTTTTCGTACTCCGCACGCAGTAGGGGCCGTAAGTGGGGCCGCTCGGAAGAAAACCACTACACGGTACGCCGCAAGGCTAGGGGGCAGTTCCCGAACAATCCGTGGGGCTAGTCGTATCTGCAAGCCCGGGGGTGCTAACGCACATGCAGATGCCCGAAAGGGCGGACGATCCTCCCTCATACCCTGTGGGGTAGGGGGAGTCTTTGGGACGATCCAAGCTATGAGCGCCCCTTGAGGGCGCGTAAGGGGAGGGAATGGTTACCCTTGATGCAGGGGAGATGGCGGTGGCTTCCATGATTGCGGCCATGAGAAATGGGGTCGCAAGGGGAAGTCAGGTATCTAATGCAAAGATCGGACCGCAGTCCGACTATCAGACAGACATTGACGGCATCGTCGCGGAGCTTGCGTTTTGCAAGTGGCAGAATGTTTTTCCTGAACTGACCATCAGTCCAAGATCAGGAGGAGCGGACTGCATGGTCGCTGGCAAAAGCGTTGATGTTAAGGCGACCCGTCGCACCAATGGGCGGTTGTTGGCAACCTTGAAGAAGGCCGTAGAGGATGCCGACATTTACGTCCTCGCGATTGTCGCTGACAATACGGTGACCTTCCCGGGGTGGGTCTTCGCAAAAGAGCTTTTAAACCCGGAAAATATCATTGATCTCGGACACGGTTCTGGGTACGCTCTGGAACAGTCCCAGCTACGTCCGTTCAAATCTCTGGAACAACACCATGCCAATGCTTAAAAGAAACTACAAGCAAGAGTACAAGACACAGGTTGACAGGGGAGAACACGAGGATCGGATGGAGCGACAAAGGGCGCGACGATCCTTGGACAAGAAGGGGATCGACAGGGCAGGAAAAGATGTCGCCCACAAGGTTGCCCTTTCAAAAGGTGGCAGCAACAAAGATGGGGTCACCCTCCAATCTCCGAAGAAGAACCGATCCTTCCCGCGCAAGTCGGACGGGTCGATGAAATGATCCCTCAGATTGAGGAATTTTGGGGCGACTCAGCGCGAATCATCTGCCCCTTCTGCTCGGACTCGCGCAGAAAATCCCGTTTAAAAGAAATGACCCTGACCCGTCAGCCCGATGGGGCGGTGCTGTATTACTGCCATCATTGTGATGCGAATGGATCGGTGCAACCCGAGAAAAGGGAGTACAAATTGGCAGCAGTTCCACAGCCGCAGGTGTTAACGAACGCCCTGCAAAGCCAGCACTACGATTACCTTGCGAGCAGGGGAATCAGCAAAGAGGTGGCAGACCAAGCCAAGCTCTTCGCTGCCGACAAGTTCTTTGCCCGTTTAAATAAAACCTCGGACGCCATTGGGTTCCCGTACTTTCGCAGCGGCTCCTTAGTTGCGGTTAAGTACCGATCCTTCCCGGAGAAAGACTTCACGCAGGAATCAGGCGGCGCACATGACTTCTTTGGAATCGACAATGTTGTGCCGGGAGAACCCATCATCATTGTCGAAGGGGAGATTGATGCGCTGACCCTCAGACAGGCAGGGATCCCCAACGCGATCAGCGTTCCCGGTGGTGCGCCCGTCAAGGTGGCAGATGGAAAGGTAAGCCCCAAGGAAGACAAGAAGTTTGCCTTTGTATGGAACGCACGAGACATCCTAGAAGCAGCACCACACATCGTCCTTGCCACAGACCAAGACGCCCCGGGCCAAGCCTTGGCAGAAGAACTGGCGCGAAGGATTGGCAAAGAGAAATGCAGGGTTGCCAAGTTTGACGCCAAAGATCTAAACGAAATCTTCAATGACCCATCACGAGATGACCCGTCACAAGATATACGGCAGATCATAGACAACGCCGCGCCGTACCCGATCAGCGGCCTCTCAGATGCCGAGACCTACCTTGAGCGTTTAAACGATCTGTACGCCAAGGGGACAGGCAAGGGCTTCTCGACCGGCTATCCGTCCCTCGATACCATTTACACCACCGCACCCGGGCAGCTTACGGTCGTGACCGGATACCCAAGCTCAGGAAAGTCTAACTTCGTGGACCAGCTTATGGTCAACCTCGCGAAGTCGGAGGATTGGAAG